TTTATGTATTCCAATACATTCGTGAGAAGTATGCCACTTGGTGGATTGCACCTGCGCTAAGTTCAATTGTTAGCACGTTCTTTGATACCTATGTGTTCTTCTTTACAGCATTTGCTGGCGGCGCCAATAAGTTCATGGCTGATAACTGGCACATTGTTGCAACCAACAATTCGATTAGTAAAATCATTGTAAGCCTGGTAGTTATTCTTCCTGCTTATGGTTTACTGTTGAATCATCTGCAAAAGAAATTGGTAACAGAAGAAGAAGAGAACATTGTTAACAGCAGCAATTAAAATTTGGAGAATATGGGCCAAGGCCCTGGGAGAGAAGGCAGGCAATACGGATACAGAAGCTGACCGTATTGCTTGCATTCGAACTGTAATTGTGTTAACATATATCATAACTAACTGCTTTATCATAGCAGGTGTTATTCGACATTGGTAAATTATGAACTCAAAAGAAAATGAAATATTGCTCATTACCCAAGAAGAATGTGCAGAAGTGACACAAGCTATCTCTAAGTGTTATCGCTTTGGCCTAGACAACGTTAAACCGGGAACGCCCAAAACAAATAGAGAGCATCTAGCAGAAGAACTAGGCGACTTACAAGCAATGATTGACTTGTGCATTAAATTTAACCTAGTAGGCAGTGAACAAATTAGCATTGCTGCAGATAACAAAATTGCCAAACTTAAAATTTGGTCAGATATTTTTAAGGATTAATATGTTTGGAACAAATGAAATTATTGGCAAAAAGTATTTTAAAGATGCCCCAACAGACAGTTTGTTTGTAACCAGCATGTTCTTTACCCTACAAGGCGAAGGTCCTTATGCAGGACAACCTGCATTGTTTATTCGTCTTGCTAAGTGTAATTTAGATTGTAGTTTTTGCGACACATTCTTCGATGATGGCGATTGGCTAACCTTTGATGAGATTGAATCTAAGATGTATGCGGCTATCAATGATCATTGGAGCAAGCAAGGTAAATCAACACCACCATGGGCGGCCAATGGCTTAAACAATTACCCAGGAGTTGTGCTTGTAATGACTGGTGGTGAGCCCTTGTTGCAAGACAACATTAGTTCGTTTATGGCACAACAACTTGCACATTTTAAGGCTGTACAAGTTGAAAGTAATGGCATTCCTGTTACCGACGTACCCAATGGTGTTACACTGGTATGTAGTCCTAAGTGCATGGAAAAAGAAGGACGTGCGGTTAAATACTATGCACCCAGCAAAACTATTCTAGATCGTGCAGACTGTTTAAAGTTTGTTATGAGTTCAAATCCTGATAGTCCGTATTATACTGTACCCGAGTGGGCATTTGAATGGAAACGTAATAATCCTGACAAGGAAGTTTATTGTAGTCCGATGAATGTGTACAACAGTTTTCCGCAAAAGATTAAACTGTTACGTGCAGAAAAAGGCACTATTACCATGGCAGAGCGTAGTACTGTAGATGAAGTTATTAGCTTTTGGGAGCCAGGCTTGTTGGACTTGAAAGCCAACCAAGCAAACCACGAGCATACAGGACAGTTCTGTATCGATAATGGATTTAAATTAAATCTACAAATGCATTTGTACGCAAGTCTTGCATGATGGGTGTGGGTTACAAAGGTAAAATGGCCATGGCGTTTGAACGCGATGATTGGTTCTATCGCCGATGTGTTGGATGGCAAGTAAAGTTTACACTATGGCCTAGACGTTGTGATTTAACTAATAATCTTATTTGGTTAAAGCGTGGGTATAAAGGAATGTCAATACTAACAGGGCCCGGCGAAGATATTGTTGAGTTTCGCTGGCATGACTTAGATGAACATCTTATGTGGAAATTAAAAGGATACTAATATGGGATTACTTGATCGATTATTTGGCAAGAAAGAAGAGGCGCCTGCACCGGAAGCACCTAAGGCCAAAGAAACAAAAGCTAAAACTAGTAAAAAGACTGCAAAAGAGATTGCCGACGAAAAAGGTGAACCTTATGTGTCTATTCTTAGTGTAGAACTAGATCCTGAAAACATCGGCAACGGTGCGTTTGAACTAGATTGGAATGACAAGTTTGTTACCAATCTTGTACGTGCAGGATATCAACTTAAACCCGGAGAAGAAGATGCTGTTATTGTTGACCGCTGGTTCCAGGATATTTGCAAAAATGTTGTAGCAGAAAACTTTGAGCAATGGGAAGCCAATCAACCATACGATTCTCGTCCTAGAGTACTCGATAAGAAAGACTTGGGTGGCGGCCGTACAGAGGTGTCATGATACTGTATGTAAATGGAGACAGTCATAGTGCAGGAGCAGAAGCAGTAAATGACTTCTGCTTTGCCAATGACGACCCTATGTACTGGGGTCTAGGGCGTAGGCCACATCCTGATAACGAACGTGCCAGTTATGGATGTGAGCTAGCAAACACCCTGGGTGCAATACTACATTGTGATGCAGAATCTGCCAGCAGTAATAGTCGAATTATACGCACCACAGAACACTACTTAAAGTATAATCCAGCACCGGATTTAGTTATTATAGGATGGTCAACCTGGGAACGCAAAGAATGGATACACGACGATATCTATTGGCAAGTAAATGCTGGCGGCATAGGTGATGATTGGCCGGACGCTATTAAAGAAAAGTATAAAAATTGGATTGCCGATTTAAAATGGCAACCAATGATTAATAAATCACACCTGTACATTTATAATTTTCATAAGAGGTTAGAGGCCGAAGGTATTAACCATTTTTTCTTTACCACATACGAACCATGGACCAATGTGGAACAGTTTGATTGGAATAATCAATACCTAGATCCTTACAACAAAGACTACACATATTTTAATTGGTGTAAAAATAATGGATTTAAAACGGTAAAATCCGAAAGTTACCATTTTGGTGCAGATGCACATCGTGCTTGGTCTGAGTTTTTATATCCAAAAATTGTAGAATCTTGCTTGACTAAGAACTAATTATATGCTATTATAACTACATGAAATACCTGATTGTAGACACAGCTAATACCTTCTTCCGTGCTCGACATGCGGCACATCGTCAAAGTGATACATGGGACAAACTAGGTTTTGCCATTCATGTAACATTGGCCAGTGTAGCCAAATGCTTTCGTGATCAGAAAGCAGACCATGTTGTATTCTGTTTAGAGGGCCGTTCGTGGCGCAAGGACTATTATGAGCCGTACAAGAAAAATCGTGCAGTTGCAAGAGCCGCACTTACAGAAAAAGAAGCCGAAGAAGATAAACTCTTTTGGGAGGCTTTTGACGAACTCAAAACGTTTGTCACAGAAAAGTCCAATTGTACTGTTCTCCGGCACGAGTCGTTGGAAGCAGATGACTTGGTGGCAGGATGGATTCAAGCACACCCAGACGATGAACACATGGTAGTCAGCAGTGACAGCGACTTTCACCAATTGCTGGCCGCAAACGTAAAACAATATAATGGAATATCAGATGAGCTTCACACGATTGAAGGCATCTTTGACAAAAAGGGTGCCCCAGTCAAAGATAAAAAAACTAAAGAACCCAAAACAATTCCGGACCCAAAGTGGATCCTTTTCGAGAAGTGCATGCGAGGCGACGTTTCAGACAATGTCTTTAGCGCATACCCTGGGGTACGCACTAAAGGCAGTAAGAATAAAATTGGCCTCCAGGAAGCCTTTGCTGACAAAGACAAAAAAGGCTTCTCGTGGAACAACATGATGCTACAGCGTTGGACCGACCATAATGGTGTCGAACACAAAGTCTTAGACGACTATCTGCGTAATGTTACATTGGTAGATCTTACTGCACAGCCTGATCATGTTAAAACTTGGATTGCAGAAACTATTGCCACTAATAGTGTACCCAAAGAAGTTCCAATGGTGGGTGCCAAGTTTCTCAAGTTCTGCGGCAAGTATGAACTAAAACGTATCAGTGACAATCTACAAAACTACGTGGACTTTTTAACAGCGAGTTACCCAGAATGAACAAAGAACTATTACATGAATTTCAATTACAAGCAGGTGGTAGTCACTATCCCGATATTAATCCTGCAATGCAAACTAAGTTTGCTGAATTACTGATTCAGGAATGTGTAGATAACTTATTCCTACACGGATATGATGATGCCGCAGATCAAATAATTAAACATTTCGGAGTTGAAGAATGAGTGAGTCAACTGGCATAACAGGCTTCATTGAAATCTTTGAAGGCAGGCTTAACAAAATGAAGCTACACCTTAAAGAAGAATTAGGCAAGGCCAAAAGCGATCGAAATCGTAAGTTGATTAAAAGTCAATTGACTGATGCCAAGAAACTAAACCGGACACTGAAGGAAATGCGTAATGCCAATACCCGACTGTGTCCACATTGTGGAGAGAAACTATGAACGAACGAATTCGACTACTTGCTGAACAGGCCGGCATACACGATGATGTTTGTAGAGGGTGTCCGATTCACGAATTAGACAAGTTTGCCCTGTTGATTGTAGAAGAATGTGCCACAGTGATTGAACGAAATCTATTTCAAGGCATAGGATGGAACACCAGCCGGGCTGTTAGACGCCATTTCGGCATTGAGGATGAAGAATGAGACACAAAGACATCATTGGTTTTATGTGGTTTTTCATAGTACAACCACTGTTCTTTTTTGTGGGCATTGGTATATTTGTCTATGGATTAGTAACCAATTGGCCCACAGAAAGAACTGTAAAATACGATTGTAGCATGTCAGAATTCCATCCCGACTATCCTGTTAAAGTAAAAGAAGAATGCAGGAAATTACGTCAGGAAAATATTAAATGATTAAAAGCATTAATAGTAGTAGTCCATATTTAACTGTGGACGGGGGTAGCCCAATGATGCCTTATATTAGCCCGGGTTCGCAGGGTGCAGGACAAATTAGATATAACACAAATAATAATAACATAGAAGTGTGGGATGGTGTTACATGGAAAGAAATTGGTACTAGTTACGCATCAATTAATCTAAGTTACGAAGCGCAGGACTTACTCAATTGGGTCAGGGAAAAGCGCAGTGAGGAAATGAGACTGCAAGCACTGGCCCAATCTCATCCCACTGTAGCAGATGTTGTGGCAAAACTAAAATCAGTTGAAGAAGAACTCAAAGTAGTAGTAGCATTAACAGAGAAAAATAAATTATGAAATTCAGACATTGGTTAGCACAGTGGTTGGTTAAAGACGATCATCGAGAAACAGTTTATTCCAATAAAATATCTGCGTCAACCGACAGAGAAGAATATGGAACTCCGATCCGATTCTCAGTAACCCCTGCACGTGGTGGCATTGTTGTTACTAGCAGGACTTATGATCGTCAAAAGGATCGCAGTGACGAAATCATTCATGTTATCCACGATGATGAAGATGTTGCCCGTAAAGTTGGAGACATTGTGGCCTTGGAACTAATGAAGTCATGAGTAGCTATACGTATAATACCCCAAGTATACCAAATATCGGACTTCCTGGTATAATGGCACAGGATCTAGGTATAGGTAAATCATTTAGATTTCAAGAGGAACACATGTTTAGTGGATTAGATATTAGAATTACTCCTGCACACGGAGGAACAATTGTTAGCGTATCGCAAGGTCCCGGTAACAGTCCTACTTTATACGTAGTAGGTGAGGAACAAGACCTTGGCACAGAAGTAGGCAAAATTATAACAATGACCTGCTTAACAAAGGAAACATAATGACTGAAATTATCGCAAAGCCCGTAGTAAAAAATAAATTTTGGATTGTCGAAAAGGGTGGCAACAAAGTTGGAACTATTCTAACCATTGAAGAAGATGGCGGTGTAGTTTATGTACACAATGACAACCACCGAGAACACTTTCCCAGTATCAAACTTCTTAGTAAGAAATATAATATTGAATTTGTCAAAGCCGACAAACCTGTACGTAGCCGGGAAGATACCTACGATGTATACGGATTTCCCACGCCGGGATTGCCACACAATCAAGTATTAGATGTGCAAAGGTATTTGCCTATATACACCAAGACACCCAAGAGTAAAAGTTTCTTTTGTGCTGGTTACTATATTATTAAGTTTTCTAGCACATGGGTACGAGCAGTCTGTCCCAAGCTAATTACTCTTAATCGATATGAATACCAAGGACCATTTAAGACACAGGATAGTATGTTAGACGCAATGAAGGAAGCAAATGGACAATAATGTTTCTTTGCACATTAAGATGTTCAATGACAGAGTGCGGGCAATGAATCAAAGCAGTGGTAAGATTCTTACACTAAACGCACAAGAAGCACGTAGTTTACACGCAGAAATCTACGATTTGATGTCCACAATTGCAGGGTTGGTCAAAGATAATACTAGTACCGCAGATATCAATGTCTCGATGGACGGTGGTAAATTTAAATAAACTACGTATATATTGAGATAAATAAACAGTAAATCAAGGATATTGAAATGAGTCGACCTAAGCCAAATGTGTTGCTAGATCACGTTAACAAGAACACATACAAAAGCGAGCAAGTGTTAAGCTCTGAAGGTATCTGGGCGGTCTTCTACGATAGTATGCCCATTAATTTAAAAACACACAATATCTTAGTTAGCTATCCAGGGCCCAAGTACAAAAAGGTCAGCTTTTCTAATCCCGGCCATGCCATCAATTTGGCCAAGAAATTAAACACACTATTTAAAACAGACAAGTTCACTGTTGTATTACTCAAGCAAGGTGATACTATCTATCGTGCATAATGTCTGTCCAAGACTCTACCACATATTGTAAATTAGCACACGTTTCATTGGCTGTGCAAAACGAAGGTGATGTCTGTGTATGTAACAAAAATACACAAAGCTTCGAGGATGGTAAGAAAAATAAATTATATCTACACGAAGTGGGTCTCGAACGCATGTGGCGTAGTCCCACACGTAAATTGATACGTGTCGCCTTAGATCACGGAAAACGTATTCCTAGTTGCCAGGCATGTTGGAACGATGAGGATGCCGGGGTAGAATCTTTTAGACAAATTTTTAATAAAAAATTAAAAGATGTAGATCCATCTGAAACACAACCGCAGATATTAATTTTAAAGCCCACTAATGTTTGTAATTTAGGTTGCAGGATGTGCCAACCTAGTACTAGTACTACATTGTATCAAGATTTCTACAAACTTGATACAGAATTAAAATCATTTACAGGAACGTTTAAAGAGTATACTAAAAAATTTGAAACTATCCGCTTGGGATTAGGTAAACAAAATATCGACATTTGGGAAACATTTAAACAGTGGTTACCTGGCTTTATATTCCTAGATATCTACGGCGGCGAACCTATGCTGGCGCCGGCAATGTGGGATAAAATGATTGACATAGCAAACAATGATAAAGTTGCAGATACTGCAATACAATTTCATACTAATGGAGTTATATGGAATCAATCTTACATTGATATCTTGCCAAAATTTAAACATGTACAAATTGCAATTAGTATAGATTCAAATGATACCAATCAACTCGAATATATTCGACACAAAGTAGATGTTGTTGCTCTGCAAGAAAATATAGAAAAATATATTGAATTATCAAACAAATATAAAAACATATCTGTTAATATATGTTTTACTGTCAGCATTTATAATATTTGGTATGCGGATGCAATACTTGATGGATTAGAAAAATATGGTGTTCCCGTCTTCTCTAATGTTGTATATGGACCAGACCAATATGACTTTAGACACCTGCCCCCCGAGATTAAACATCAACTTATTGAGAAATTTAAAAATAACAAAAAATGTGAAAAATTTATTTCTTTATTAAATCATCAAATACCGGGCTGCGATATATGGTGGCCAAGATTTTGGGAAGAATTGCATATACTAGATCGTGTCAGGGACCAATCTTTTGCTGAAACATTCCCAGAATACTATCAGGCGATGTTGCCTTACATCCCAAATGAACCAAGTTGAATGGACTAGACATTTAATTGATCAAGTTGCACCTGGTGCAGAGTTTCCGGGTGTAGAAAATACTTGGTGGTGGAATCCCATAAACAAACGTAGTCTAAGATTAACTTATACTGGATTGGTATGGATCAAGAAACATACCAAGTTTGTACTTCATCGAGTAGATATACAAGCAAGTATCATGCCCAAGCAGATGTTGCAATTGGAACGTCTGCTTGGCGAGCCGTACTATTTTTCCGACAAGTTCATACGTGTAATGAGTGACCAAGATGCTGTTATGTTACAATTACACGGCGGGAATCTTGCACAATATTTAGACAATCTACAACAAAATCAATAGGTTAGTGCTCACTAACTTGTGTTGTTTTTGTACAACATCCAAAGTAGACAAGAAATCCAAAAGACTGTATAATAAAGATATTATTAACTACCCAAAGTAGGTTATCATGATATCTAATAGAACTCTAGCCATTATTGGATTTGGAGTATTGGGATTTCTATTATTCCGTAGCGAACAACGTATGGATAGAATAGAAGAGAAACTTGATGATATTATACAAACTCGAGAAACTGTGGCATACACAGAACAAGACATCGACTGTCTAACTAAGAATATATATTACGAAGCCGGAGTGGAAGATCGTGCAGGAAAATATGCTGTGGCCCATGTTACTATTAATAGACTTAAAACAGGATACTGGGGCAAGGATATATGCAAAGTAGTTTATTCTAAGGCGCAATTCTCTTGGACGCTGAGTAAGAAACTACCCAAACCCAATAAAACATTATGGGCAGAAAGTCGTCGGGTGGCAGAGGATGTATTGAATGGACATCGTGTTCGCGGACTCCATCGCAGTTTATTTTATCACGCTGATTATATCAAAACCCCAAATTGGGCAGATGCAACCCAGCGTGTTACACAAATAGGTCAACATATTTTTTATAACAAAGCCCGTAATTCCTGGTTGACACTATAGGACTTTAGTGTTATACTAGTTGAACTTGCTAGGAGAACATCAGTTGCATGGTGCAACATCGTTTGAGTAGCGGTAAGAGCATGGTGCTCTATCTTAACCCTGAGGAAAACTATTATGGCCGTAAAGCGCCTCACACGTAAACTGACTGACGTTATTGCTGAAGTCGAAACCCAACTCAAAGCACACTACGGTGTCACAGAAAAAGACCTTACTGCATGGCGGAACCGTGCAAAGGCAATGAGTCACAAATTCCCTGTCAGCGCAATGCTAGACATTGAAGATCTTTGGATTGACTATGAAGTGCAACGTGATGTAATCCACAAGCACATTATTAATATTATGAAAAAATGGGATCCACGTATTTGTAGTCCTGGATCTGCTTGTCGTTTACTCGGCACTCCGCCTATATATCTGTACGATGCTCAACACCGTACCATTGCCGCAGGATTATTGGGGTTTACAGAAATTCCCTGTGCTGTAGTAGAAACGGATGATACTAATTTTGCAAGTTACGCATTTGAAATGCTCAACGACACAGGTGTTCGTCGCTTGACTCCCGGCGACCTTCACCGTAATTCTATTGTGCGTTACAAAAATGGTAGCCGAGACGTTAAGGTTGTTCGTGCTCGCACAATGCAAGACCAATTTGATAAGTGCGGCATTGACTTACAAGACAAAGGTAGTCGTAACAGTGACAACCTGCGTGGCGACAACGACTACTTTTTTAGTCACTTTAAATATGCCTACAAAGGTATCGAAATTGATGACCGTGGTACAACCTTGTTTAATATACTTGACGCCATTAAATTTGTGTTTCCGATGCAAGAAGAAATTGATCAAGGTGTTTACATTGGATTGTATGAACTACATCGAATCTCTAGTACCAATGTCAACGAAAAATTGCCAGCAGGGTGGATGAAAACTTTGTTGTTGAGCATCAAGCCCACATTCAAATCAAGCTCATTGATTCATGCTAAGGCCAAAGTACAATGGGAACACAAAAACCCAGGTAGTACTTGGAGTGCTCCTAGTGCAATGAGTAATTTTATGCGGGAATTGCATATCCTTGGTGGTGGCACGTTAAAACTGCCATACCACGGAGAAGGTGCTACAATGGGTATTCTAGATGGTAATGTGGCTCCGGGTTTAATTCCTACAGAGGCACAATAACATGGCAACAATATACAAAACACACGCACCTTGCTGTGCCTATCCAGATTGCAAAAACAAAGTTGGATACCATGCCCAATATCGAAAAGCCAATGGTACCATTGGGTTTAAATGGAAGAAATTTTGTGACGCTCACCGTACTACTAAAAAAGCCATAGCTGATGACTGGAAGATGGCAAGAGGATGCGAAAATGTTGACGGAAGATATGGGTTTGTATGCACCGCTACTATTATTGCTCCAGAGCAGTTAGATATTCATCACCGAGATGGCAATCACAGAAATGATCTGCCGGACAACTTAGAATGTATTTGTGGGAACTGCCATAGTGTTGTAACTATACAAAATGGTGATCATCAAAACAGATACGATAATGTTGTTAAATGGCCCGACGGACTTATAACATTCGAATAATTATGCTTAAAGAATCTTTAGATCAATTCATTGCACCTGTTTATGGTAAAACCAAGCGTACCGCAGACACTTATCAAACTGTGTCGCGGCATTGTACTAAGAACATAGAGCGCCTAGTTGCCGAATATCATGCTGTTCAAAATGACCAACAACTGTTACGAGAGATTCGTAACGACATAGATTATTATCTACGACGATATCACGAGTACTGTATCCAACAACGTGATGGCATGAAAGCACACTATCACGAAGTTGGTGCAGACGAAGATTGTGACTTTGAACACTTAATACCTGCAAGTCGTATTCGTGATTTGTTGTTGGCCAATGCTATTACTGTAGAACAGGCATTAAATACTCCCACAGTAAAGTTAAGTCGTAGCAAACATCACTTGCTCAAAGAAGCAGGGTGGGCCGCCAAGACTCCCAATATGTGGTTACCGTTCACACGTTATACAAATGTATTTGTGGCTGAGTTCCAAACTCACGATGGTACAGTAATTGATCCATTGACATGGACATTGGAAAAGCATTATAATTACTTTAAACATCTAGTAATTTAACATGACCATTGAAGAGTACTATATCAAAATATGTCACGCCTGGGGGTTTACTCCGGGCTATGACATTGCCACAGGCTACGAAAATCTAGAACCTGCGTTCCGTGCTCTAAGCAAAGAACGTTGGGATCGTGCGTCTGACGTAGACAAACAAGCCATGCAAGACGCGGTGTTTGAAATGTACAGAGCACAAGGGGTTGTGCCTATAACCTATTACAGTTTAGATGGATGTCGCCAACAGCTTGTCGATCTCAGTTCTAAAAAGAAATCCGTGAATAATCGCACACTTGGCGTTGGCAACAATGAAGGCTTGGCATTTAGTCGTTTTTGGTTTCCTAACATGCAAGATGCCAAATGGAATGACAATGACAGCGTGAGTATACGTGCTAGATTTTTAAATGACAACAAGCTAAAACGTGCAATCAAACTTTGTTATGTACACAGGGACGAGGGTGAGAATACTGTGCTACCTAAAAATGTTAGACGTGCATTAGAGCTAGTCAATGGTGGTACCATACAGAACTTCAAGCCAATGAATGCCCGTGCTGTGTGGGAATACATTTGCCCAACCTGGGGAGGCAACCTGCTTGATTTTAGTGCGGGCTACGGTGGTCGCATGATGGGTGCAATGACCAGTCGTATGCGTTACAACTATACCGGCATTGATCCAAACACACAAACATTTGAAGGACTAACTGCGTTAGGAGAATTACTCAATGAATCAAGTTTGGGATCGGGATACAATATGCACAATGTCCCCAGTGAGGAATTCAATCCCGAGCCAGGCAAGTATGATGCGGCTTTTTCAAGCCCGCCTTACTTTAATTTAGAAACATACACAGATGAGCCAACACAATGTATGAATCGTTACAATAACTTGGATCGCTGGTTTGATGGATATGTTGTACCCACGATCAAAATGATACATCACGGACTAGCACAGGATGGTATCTATGCTGTCAACATTGCAGACTATAAGAACAGCAAAGAAGAATTCAAGATTGTGGATCGTTGGAAACAGATCAGTGAACAGTTGGGATTCGAGTATGTTGAAACAGTGAACATGATGCTAAACGTTAGACCAGGAGTGGGAAATGGCCGAGCAGAAAACGCATACAAAAGCGAAGGAATCTATGTCTTTAGACGACGATAAAGAATTGATGTGGGGCATACTCACTGCCAATCCAGTCGCCCTCGCACATCAGTATGGCCAAGAGTTGTTGGCTCTTTCTAAAAAACAAAACCAAAGGAAATTTCACGCTAGAGCTGATGAATTGTTGACCCTAGTTATGAACAACGTTGCCGATCCTGTGATGGTTGTTGCTGTGGCCAAGTGTTGGTTATCTCACTATCATATTCCCTTGGTGCCCAGAGAGATTCCATCGTTTGATAGATTCCACCATAATTATGGTTCTCTAGTAACACATGCAAACGCCAGGGATATTCCGGTGTTGTAAAAACGCAACACTAACACACTGGAATAGACACTGGATTAAACTGGATTATTTTGGTTGACTCATAATTCATTCTTGCGTACAATACATGTATTGACACTAAGAAAGGGTTAACGATGTCCACAGTTACTTACGCAGGGTTTAGCCGTGTAAACGGCGTACTCAAATTCCGTACAGCCAATGATACAAAACGCATTGACCAACTTGCAAAGTTGGGAGATACCAACGTATTTTTACGCCCACTGGGTAGTGCAATGAGCAAAAATGATGCCGCCAAGTATGTGCTCATCAAAGTTGAGGATTTCAACGTCAATGTCAAAGAAGCAGAGTTAGTGCTTACTAACTTAATAAAAGATGAGAATCCCTTTAAAAAACCCGTAAAAAAGACGGTTGTTGTTAAAAAGCCACAGGCAAAGGCCATTGCTTTTGTAGCAAAGACCACAAAAACTGTGGGTAAAAAGCCACGTACTCCAGCAGAAGCTAGAAAACAATTTATTCAAGCAAATTTTGGTTGACCCATAATTCGATGTTTGCTATAATACTTGTATAGTAATTAAAAAGGAGTCAGAAATGACAGCAATCGCAACAGTGATAACCGCAGAAGCAGTTCAATTGGCTTGTCAAGAAGCTCAATTTGAAGCTCGTATGGCGGCCAGAGAATTTTTTGAAAAGCATGGCGAAAACGATGCCTGCGGCTTTGCCTGGGTAAATGTTTGGGGTGTTCGCTCCAACAGCAAGGTTGGCAAAGCCCTCCAAGCTCAAGGCTTCCGCAAAGACTACACCGGCTCCTTGTGCATGTGGAACCCCAGCGGCTTCCCTACACAGAGCATCAGCATTCTGGAAGCAGGGGCCGAAGCCTACGCTCGGGTCCTGAAAGAGCAACTGGGCCTGGACCGTGTTTACGCAGGTTCACGTTTGGATTGACCAATAAATCCCAATCTGTTATAATACTTGTATAGTAATTAAAAAGGAACTTGAAATGACCGCAACCGCAATCCTGAAATCAATCCGCACCACTGTTGGCAATAATATGCAACGTGAACGTGAAATTGGCATGTATGGTATCACTGAAGACGCCTTGCGCGAAAGTGTTGAGTCGAGCTTTTCTTTTAAGTACTCGGGTCCTGCAATGGTTGCCGCCAGCATGATGAGTGACGCTCAAGAAATGATGGCTTATGAGCAACCTGACTTTCACGCCATCGAAGCCCAACGTCAATTGCTCAATCGTGCAAAATGGGTCTTGTTTGAATACATGGATAAAAGAGATTAATTTATAAAAATACAATAGACCAATAAAGGCGTTCTGTTGTATACTTGTTTTTGTGTTAAGTAAGACATTTTTTAAAGGAGCATTTAAATGGCTGTGACTGAGAACCGTAGTGTTACCCCCAACGAAGCCCGTAGTCGAGTACTTCGTTGTTTCAAATCCAAACGCCCAGTATTCCTCTGGGGTCCTCCAGGCATCGGCAAGTCCGAGCTTGTTGCCGGACTAACAGAAGAGCTTGGTGGTCATATGATCGACCTGCGCCTGGGTCAAATGGAGCCCACCGACATCCGAGGCATCCCGTTCTTTAATAAGAACAAAGAAGTTATGGACTGGGCTCCCCCAATCGACTTGCCAGATGAGGAATTGGCCAGTCAATATCCTATCATTACATTGTTTCTCGACGAGATGAACTCTGCGGCACCGGCTGTGCAAGCGGCAGGTTATCAACTTATTTTGAATCGACGTATTGGCAAATATAAACTGCCAGACAATGTAGTTATTGTTGCCGCAGGTAACAGAGAGTCGGACAAAGGCGTTACCTATCGTATGCCTAGTCCACTGGCAAACCGTTTTGTTCACTTGGAAGTGCGCTCAGATTACGAAAGCTGGTTCCAGTGGGCTATTGCACACAAAATCCACAAAGACGTAGTCGGTTACATCGGCTTTGCCAAACAAGACTTGATGGAATTTGATCCCAAGTCGGCGTCACGTGCATTTGCCACTCCGCGCTCTTGGTTCTTTGTGTCACAGTTCTTGGAAGACGAGGATGCCACAGACGCAGAACTAACAGACCTTATTTCAGGTACTGTGGGAGAAGGCCTTGCTGTCAAGTTCATGGCTCACCGCAAGGTAGCAGGCAAGATGCCCAAGCCCGAGGATGTGCTGTCGGGTAAAGTTAAAGAGTTGAAAGTCAAAGAAATATCTGCAATGTACTCTTTGACAATTTCTATGTGCTACGAACTTCAAGAGCAGTTTAAGAAGTTAGGCAAAGATAAGATTCCAGAGTGGCATGCCCAGGCAGATAACTTCCTGCGCTTTATGATGGATAATTTTACCACAGAGTTAGTGGTAATGGGAGCTCGTGTTGCATTGACAACCTACAACTTGCCAATGGTACCGGGCAAGATGAAGAGCTTTGACGAGTTCCACCAACGTTTCGGTAAGTACATTATTGCGGCGTCGGGCAAGTAATCCGCTAGTCACGGTCTGGGGCAATGTCAATAAGTCCCCAATTTTATGATTAAAATTTTTGCTATAGTTTCTACATTTGTCCTCAGCGGATGTACTGCAATAACAGTTGCCAGCACAGGACTGTGGGGTGCAACAGGCAAGAGCGCCACAGACCATACATTGAGTTATGTCACAGACAGGGATTGTAAAACCCTGCGTATTGTGACCAATGACAAAGTGTGCCAAAGTGGCATAGACCGGCAAGAAGAAGTATTTAGACAAAGACATTGACCGGTAATTCGTGTAGTGTTACAATATATACATTAACAAGGAGTTAGACATATGACCACAGTAGCAGAGAAGCCCGTTACAAATCCCAAGGTGGATGCGGCGGCTAGAGAGAAGCTTATTACAGCTCGCATTGGACTCTTGCTCAAGGCACCATTCTTTGGTAACCTAGCAACCCGCATGACACTAATTAATGCAGACAGTTGGTGCCCAACAGCGGCCACAGATGGACGTCGCTTCTATTACAATTCCGAGTTTGTAAACAAGATGCCGTTAAAGCAAGTAGAGTTCTTGTTTGGACACGAGGTGCTACATGCTGTCTATGACCACATGGGACGTCGTGGCAACCGAGATCCTAAAGTGTGGAACATTGCCGATGACTTTTGTGTCAACGCAGACTTAATTGACCAACGTGTTGGCGAGAAGATTACTGTGGTAGGGTTGTTGTATGATCCCAAATACAAAGGTATGAGTGCGGAAGAAGTCTATGACGACTTAATGAAAAATGCTAAAAAGATCAACTTTGGTGATCTCGAGAAAATGCTGTTGGACCAGCACCTGGATGATGAGGACGGAGACAAAGATGGCAAAAGCAACAAAGATGGTAATGGCAACAAGCCAGGCAATGGCCGACCACGTTTGACCGAAGAAGAACGCAAAGAAATCCGAGACGAGATTAAGGAAGCAATGATCCAGGCTGCGCAGGCCGCGGGTGCAGGCAACTTGCCCGGTGGCGTTAAGCGTATGATCAAAGATTTAACAGAGCCACAAATTTCGTGGAAGGAATTGTTGGAGCAACAGATCCAAAGTACAATTAAAAACGACTATACGTTTGCTCGCCCTGGTCGTAAGAGCTGGCACATGGATGCTATCTTGCCTGCTACTAAGCCCGGCGAGACTATCGACATTGTGGTTGGCATTGATACTTCCGGTTCCATTGGCCCAGAAGAACTCAAAGTGTTCTTTAGTGAGATTAAAGGCATTATGGATACCTATGAGGAATATAAAATTACTGTACTAGGTTGGGACACCGAGATTGGCGGCGTAGGTACATTTACTTCTGAGAATATGGAAGATATTACTACCTTCGACCCAATGGGTGGTGGCGGTACAGACCCACATTGTGTTTGGGAGTACTTGATTGAGAATGGTATCGAGCCCAAGAAGTTAATTATGTTTACAGACTTTTGTTTCTTTGGTTGGGAGCCAAACAAAGTAGAAAGTTATTGCGATACAGTTTGGATTATTAAAGGCAATCCGGAAGCCGAACCCGAGTTTGGTATCTGGGCACATTATGAGGAGGAAGGTCGTAAATGACCATTCATTGGAAAGAGTGGCCACACTTTGTGGTATGGCGTATTAAAAAACTTTTTAAAGGTAAAAAATGAGTAAATTTAGACTTTGGTATATTACAAATCAAGATGCAATCAGTTGGTTTATTATTGGCTTGTGCGTGGGGCAAGGTATTGAATCACTTGCGGCAGGAAACTATAGTTCAGCAGCATTGAGTTTCGGGGTTGCCGCACTTAATTATTTCTTCGTTAATTTTAAAATGAAGGTCTAACATGAGTACTACATCCGTAGAAGAAAAAGATCTCCCTCAAGAAGAAATGGTGTTGCTTAACGCACCAGAAACTCTTGAAGAAGCCATCGAACGTATCTTTGAACTTGAAATGCGGTTAGAGGATCTTGCTCGAGCCGCAGAGATTGTTGAGATCACCCGACAGTTTGAATTGTTTGAAGGCTTCCGTAATGCCGCCAACGACACACTTGCCACAAAGATTGTTAGACAACAACCTGGTGCAGAGAACCTTCAACTCACTGTTATCACAGACTAACAGGAAGATGTTAAAGCACAAAGAAGTTAACTCGTTGGCTGTCTTTGGATTGCGGAGGATGGATCACTGTCCTCCGCATTTCATTACAATTAAATTTGACGGGCACAATAATGATAAAATAATTACGGATTGGATCTGGGAAAATTTAGATGGTCGCTTTTACATGGGTGACGACTACGCAGAAAGCCCAGAGAGTTCCATTTTTATGCAAAAAATTGTCGGGTTTGAGCTACCCGGCGAAGCCAGTTATTTTAGTTTAATTTTGGATACCATTAATCACTATCCAGAATGGTAAAAATTTTTTCCGGTTGGTAGTTTGGTCGTAAATATATGCATAGTTTATTAATGGAGGAAGACTATGTCAGACCAAACAATTACTACTGAAGAAGCACAATCACCGGTAGAGCCTGCACCCACTACAGTACAATTACAGCTCGGTGATATTGTAATGGCGTTAAAGGTTATACAAGTAGCCGCTAGCCGTGGTGCTTTCCCAGCAGAAGAATTCACACAAGTTGGTGGTATGTATGATCGCATTTACGCATTTCTGCGTGACAGCGGTGCAATCAAGCCGCCGGGTGAACCAGTCCCAGCTGAGCAACAGCCAGCTGAATAATTAAGGAAAAATCAAATGATTAAACACGTTGGAAAACACAACAACAAAAAGATTGTAGTACTATGGCGCAAGGTGCCTGGTGAAGATCATATGGCTTTGCTATGCTATAGCGATACATTGCCACGCATGATCCATGATGAGGTAATGCGAGCATTGGAAAGTGCCATTGGACAGAATGCCAAAGACTTCAGTGATGTATTGTTCCGCACAGTAATGGGCGACGGACGTAACGCATTAGAAGTACTGCACAAAGAAGGCATGATTAAGAAAGTTCCAACAAGTCAAGTCTTGATTACACCCACTGCAAAGTCAAGTGTGCGACTTGACGAATTAAATAACATCCTCGACCAAATGGACAAAGGTGAAGAGGCTATCAAGAAAATGGCCGATCTTGATGCAAATTCCGGCATGCAAACTAAAAAGCGTGTGCGTGAAGGCCGTGAAGTTGGCATGCCGCCCAACAACTCAAGTGTTAGTCGTACTAACATCGATGTTGAAGCGACAGATAGTGCCGCTGCTTACTTGAAAGGTACGTTAAGTGATTCTGATTTAATGGATCAACGTTTATCGCAGGCTCAACACATGCAGAAACAAGCTGAGCAATTACTTGCAGAAGCAAAACGCTTGACCGAAGAAGCACAACAACTTTCACCAGTAAAAAATGGCACAAGAAAAACCAAAAAAGCCACGACGCCCAAAAAGCAAGCGACTTAATCTTAATAAAAAAGAACAATGGGAAAAACTGTTAAAAGAAGTCCACAAAGAACAGGTTCCCGTTGGAGTATTACTTTCTATTACTGTTAACCTCAAAGACGGAACATCAGTTGATGTCAATGTTGCTGAAATGCTGGCAGAAGGTGAAGACCCAGAATTCGTTGAACAACGAATTAATGAAAGGTTGACTGCATTGGATATGTACATTGATGATGTGGACTTTCATATCAGTGTTGATAGTGTAGCTGATGTAGTTCAACCTTTTACAGATAAACTACTTAAAAATTTATGATAAATGCCCTATTCGCCGTAGACTACTACGGTGGGATGGGTGTCAATGGTACTTTACCTTGGCCCCATAACTCCGCTGACATGGCTAACTTTAAACGACTCACAGATGGTCATGTGGTTGTTATGGGACGCAATACATGGGACGATCCCAAAATGCCTAAACCATTGCCCGGACGTACAGTATATGTTGCTACTAACCATAGTACTATGTATGCGTCTACCATCAATGGCGACATCAATGAAGCTATCCTAAAAATTGAAAAGCAACATCCAGATAAAATTATATGGGTAATAGGTGGTGCTAATTTATTGGAACAATGCTCTGACATATTTGACAACTTGTACTTGACACACTTCAAGGGTTCGTATAAAGTAGACACTAAGATAAACTTAAAGACAATGCTCACTGGTTGGCAACCTGTACGTGCAGAAGTTGCCCCAGATTTTTCTTTTACTTTAATCAGATATGAAAACTTATTTAGACGCTCTAGCACAAGTACTTAATCAAGGTACAATCAAGGATGACCGAACAGGCACAGGTACTATTAGCTTGTTCGGTATGCAACAACGCTACGATCTTGCAGAATCATTTCCCGCAGTTACTACAAAAAAACTAGCATGGAAGGCCTGTGTGGGCGAGCTGCTATGGATGATTGAAGGCTCCGGAGATGAGCGCAGGCTAGCAGAAATCACACACAATGATCGAGAGGGTGCTGTTACCATATGGACACCAAATGCACTTGCTCCGTATTGGAAGCCCCGGGCAAAGTTTGAAGGTGACTTGGGTCGTGTATACGGAGTACAATGGCGTCACTGGCGTACCCCTGTGGAACACAAAAAAGAAACATTTAAAGACGACTTTGGTAGCACATACAATCGTCATAGCACATTACATATCAAAGAGGTCGACCAACTATCTACGTTAATAGAAGGTATAAAAAAAGACCCAAACGGACGACGACATATATTATCAGCATGGAACCCCGGAGAGTTAGACTTGATGGCCTTGCCACCGTGTCATGTAATGGCTCAATTTTATGTAAGCAATAATAAATTGAGCTGTCAGATGTACCAACGAAGTTGTGACATGTTTTTAGGTGTACCCTTTAACATTGCAAGCTACTCCCTCTTAACAGCGATGATAGCTCAAGTGTGCAATTTAGGTGTAGGAGAGTTTGTTCATACTCTAGGTGACGCACACATATACTTAAATCATGTAGAGCAGGTAAAAGAACAGCTAACACGTGAACCCTTACCGGCCCCACAACTTTGGTTAAACCCTAATATCACAGACATTAACAGGTTTAAACTGCAAGATATTAGACTTGATGGTTATACTAGCCACGGTGCTATTAAAGCAGAAATGGCTGTATGAAATTTATTGTAACCGGTGGCGCAGGATTTATTGGACACAATGTTGTTCTGCAACTCAAAGAACTAGGGCACGATTGCTTTGTAATTGACAGCATAACAGACTATGGATTTTTAGATAAATCTGAACTAGAATATTTAAATCAATCTCGCCTGGCTCGGATGGACACTCCGGTGCACCATTTAGATATCAGGGATCAAAAACCTATTGAAGATTTCTTTAGAGCATTTTATGACTGCGATGCTGTAATACATTTAGCTAGTTTTCCTAGACAAAAAGTAGTTAACCAAAATCCTGTTGTGGGATCAGAAGTCATGAGTACTGGATTAGTTAATCTTTTAGAACTTACTAAAGCATTTAAGATTCCAAAGTTTGTTTATATTAGTAGTTCAATGGTTTATGGAGATTTCAAAGATGATGTTACAGAAGATTACAACTGCTGTCCACAAGGTCAGTATGGCATTCTTAAACTTGCCGGAGAATGGTTGGTTAAAGACTATAGTCGCCGTGGTTGTTTTAATCACACTATTATTCGCCCTAGTGCTGTTTACGGTGAGTACGACGTTGAAGACCGAGTCGTATCAAAATTTATGCTCGCAGCCATGCGAGGAAGCACTCTCAACGTTAATGGGGCAGGAGAAACGTTAGACTTTACCTATGTGGAAGATGCCGCCCGTGGCATCGTGCAGGCCACGTTGAGTGAAAATACCAATAACAAGACTTATAATATCACAAAGAGTCACAGTACTACATTGTTAGAAGCCGCACAACTAGCATTAAAATTAGCCGGCGGCGGTAGACTAATAGTCAAAGATAAAGATGCTGACTTCCCTAGTCGTGGTGCATTGAACATTGATGCTGCTCGTAGAGATTTTGGATTTGATCCCAAGGTAGACGTAGAAGAAGGCTTTCAACGATACCATCGCTGGTTTACAGAAAGCCCTTATTGGCAACAACGGTTAAAGTGATCTTGTAACCAAGTCCAACTATACGTTTTCATAATCTCCGTATAATCGCCACCGACTGCATTATAGTACTCGGTGGCGTCTTTTGATCCACGCAATGACCATTCTGCATTAGGACCACGTGCAACCGTACACCAAGTATGCAACCGGTGTTCAGTTTCTAATGTAGGATCCACTGCCATGTAATGCCGGAGTTTAACCACTTCACGAAATGCTGTACGCCAAGTGGTCCATGGATCACTGTCAAAATTTGCTACACCGGAACTGATAGGAACAACTTCGTGTGCTTGACTCAGTGTAAAGTCAATGCCCGGATCTGTGGTGCTTAATACTAAATTACGATTATAACAAACCATGGCTTGGTGTCCATACTCCAATCCGTTTACAGGATTGTGTGCAGTAAACACATAGTGCTTAGGGCCTTGATAATAATCGGGCATCCAATACCAATCAAACTTAATGTCTACCGCTAGCTTTGCAGGTACACAAAAGAACCAAGGTGTGGCGCTGGCTTCTGCGGCTGCACGTATGGCTTCTGTGCGCCCACTGACTCCACGTATCCATCTCACATCATAGTTGTTACTGGTGTAAACCAAATGTTCGTAGTGCTGTTCTTCCAACGGTTCTCCGTTACTGATAAACACAATGTCCATCCAGGGATTTTTTGATTGCCTATCGTATTCGTTAATACGCAATACCGAGTCCTCAAGGTAGGGATAATCGTAGATTTGTGTGTCTAAATACTCCTTGATATCTCGGGGTACTAAACATGTAGCACCGCTGACACTACAACGTTGAACCGTGCGGTCTTTCTTACTCCACAGGCAAGTAGATTCTGTAAATCGTGTGTCGGGTTGATTAGTAAACAACGCATACGGAGTTTTAAATTCATAATTCTTAATAACTTCAACAAGGTTGTCTGAGTCGTAGACATGCACTGGAGTATCAAACCTTTCCACCGTTTGGTCTTTGCAATAGTTAATAACATTAAACCAATCTAGTAATTCTAAATCAATCATTTGCTGTTTGAAACTGGGCACATGGATGTAGAATGTATCGCCACGTTTTTCATATCCGGTAGGAAAACAATGTATCATTTCACGTTGCTCTTCTGGAGGATGCCAGGTAAAGTCAAATTGATTATAATCACATATACTGCTAATGATCCACACAAACTCTGTGGTAGCCAAATTCATAATGCGCTTGAATACATTAAGATGCGTGTCTACATATCGTGTTTTCTTTATACTAGGATTAGTTACTCTCAATAAATCAAATTGGAATCTATTGAACGTAGAATTCATAAAGTCCATGTAGAATATCTGTGTGGCTCCTGCCTTGATATGCTGATCCAACATGTACTTTACACCTGCGCCGCCGGGATAAATTGGGCCGCCCTCTTTTTGCCATTGTGTGCCGAAGCGATATTCATATTCAGGTTCTGTTCGATCGGGGTGCCACGAGTAATCAAACTTGCTGTCGTCAATGCCTTGCGGGATATTCCAACGTTCACGTTCTGGGAGTCGTGGTACTGTTTGTTCTTTGCGGAAGTTCCACTCACGATTGTATACCGTGTTGGCGTTAGCAAAATACATTTCGCCATTGCGTTGATGTTGGCTGGGAAATACATGTACGTGTGAGTTTTCCCATGGAGCAGGACGCCATGAAAAATCAAAGTTTGAGTAATCGTTACCCCCATAAATATACCAGTAGGAACCTGTGCGACATTGAGCCGCAGCAGCATCTAAATCTGTTGCAGGCTTTTCAAATTCAAATAAGTTTGGCTTAGGGCCAAAGTAAAAAACATCAAACATGTATAATCTTAATAGTCATTACGAAAATATATTTCAGTACTTAGATACTATTGTAGCAGATCCGAGGGTACTTTACCTAATACCTTATGGATCAACTCGTCCAGAAGATCTGGAAACTTTGAGCAGGGATATGAGCCACTGGGCAGGTAATCGCGGGCCGTTATTTTTATGCCACGATCAAGAACCGGTTTCATTGGAAAACAATCTCAAACTATTTGCCCACGTATGTTGTAATTATGCACAGGGACAACAGTTCATTTTAGTTACTACCGAAAAGAACAGTGATGATGTTGATGCTGTCCAACGAATGTATAAGTGTCCTGTAGTATATTACTTCCATCACATATTTGCTGCACACGATTGGTTTCGTGGCGTTAGATACGATGCCAGGCTTAAACGTCCCAAAGATAGAATATTAAAAAAGAAATACATTTCATTTAATAGACTTACCAGTAGTAAACGTGTTTATCGTAGTTTGTTTGTTAGTGAACTAATACAACGACATATATTAGATCAAGGCTATGTAAGTTACAATGATGTTTGTCCGGACAATGATAAAGACTACATCTATAACTTAGCCGAAGCTAGAGACCACGGATTAATTACACAAGAAACATTTACCGAGGCTGTAAATAACATCGCTACTGCACTATTGCCATTACGTATAGATTATCAAGATCAAGCATATATTCCTAATCATAGTTTTGTACTAAGTGCTGTGGAGCAAACACAGGAAAGTTTTGTTTACGTTGTAACAGAAACTTGTTATTGGGAACGCAAGTGTCACTTAACTGAAAAAATATTCAAACCCATTGTAAGCCAGATGCCGTTTATCTTGGTGGGGCCTGCACACAATTTAAAATACTTAAAAGAATACGGATTTAAAACATTCAGTTGTTGGTTTGACGAAAGCTACGACGATATAGAAGATCCTATTGAACGAATGCATGCTATTGGCGCATTGTTACACGATTTAAGTAATCGCAGTCTAGACGACTTAAAGAATATGCTATTAGAAATGGTCCCAACCTTAGAATACAACTACAATAGATTCTACAGTCAGGACCTTTTAGATTTTGCCTGGGACGAATTTATTACTAATCTAGAGTCTGCTTTTGGCCCCAAAAAATACGACTCCATATCCGTTCGTGAATAAAATACAAAATAGTATTAAAAGTCACCTGTATGACTGCAATGGTACCGGATATTGCTAAACTGCCAATAACAAGATAGCTAATACCAAATGTAGCCAAACTACCAGTTATGCGCCAACTGATTGTTTTTGCTAGACTACGTTTTGTGGTATCACTCAAGACCTAGGCTCTTGCGTATTTTAGTAGCACTAATATCAGTTACACTTTTATCAAATGTTTCTTGTTCAATCTTATATCCAACATCTCTGCCATAGGTAATGTTTACAATGTTTGGAACAACTTGAATTTCATATTGTCCTTGGTAAACCATATCCAGATCACGCTTAATAAAGCTCTTAACTTTTTCAATTTCAAACGGGTTACTACCTTGCCACCCCTGGCAATCTCTAATCTGAATAACAACTTGTCCTGTTTTAGAGATGGCACGTTCAAATAAGGCACGATGTCCATCATGCCATGGTTGCCAACGTCCTAACATCTGTACAGTTTCTTTTTGCCAATCAAATACCGGTCTGCGTCTATTGTCCAGGATATGTGCGGCAACAAACTCGCCCCACTTTTCTGCTTTTTGTTCTGTAATACGGAAGTCGTACACTTCGGGAGGTACAAATGCCTTGTTAGTATCTTCGTAACGACCTTTGTCAATGGTATCAACCCAAACAGTCCAATCTGCTTTGAAATTGTTTCGCATTTCCACCAGGGGTGCAACAAAGTCACAGATAACATAATCTACATCTGTCATTAAATCTGCTAAAGTACGCATACGCAGACTTTGACGTATGCGCCCTGTTTCAGTGAAATCCCAGTCGTTGTATTGTTTACGCACATCATCGGCATTAAGCCAACCTACACGTTTCTTGTCAGCTTGTAGATGATCTACAATATGTTGTGCTAGGTAGGTTTTTCCAGCACCCGGTAATCCCATTACTAATATTCTTTTTGACATATTAACTCCTTTATGTTATTTGCAAAATTTGTTGCTGTTATAATTATAAACTACATCAAACTGATACGATAGGTAATGATTTTTATCATGGCATTGATCAAATGAATCAAGGCCAAGTTCTTTCCAACCTTTTCCAGATAATGTATATAAATTAAACTCTGGTAAAATCATGAACAGACCTTTACGCCGTATAACAGTTCAAAACGGTCAGCATCTGCACGGTCATTGACCATGGGTTCTCCACGGATATTTAAACTGGTGTTGAGTAGCATCGGGCACCCAGTCATTACATACCATTTTTCTAATAGCTCTCGTATTCCGCTTCCATCTTTTGGAACAGTTTGTATACGACTAGTGCCATCATGGTGAACGACAGCAGGAAATAACTCAGGTACCCTACAACGACTGACGATTTGCATATACCTACTGTCACTCCAAACGTTAGGCATATCAAAGTACATATCAGCCAACTCCTCCAAAATAATTGGCGCAAAGGGTCTGAATTTCTGTCTACGTTTAATATCATTTACTTTATCCTTAATTTCTTTTCCCCTTGGGTCAGCGAATAGGCTTCTGTTCCCCAATGCCCTGGGACCAAATTCGGCACGACCCGAAGCCACACCAACAATACCACTGTGAAGTAAATTGTCGAGTATGTCATTAACAGGATAAGGGCCAACAATGTCGTGGCCGAGGTACGCATTATTCCAATTAATTCTTTTACCATACGCTAGGGCAGCTGCGCCAAGGCTCGAACCAGCATCACCGGGGTTAGGCATAATCCAAATATTTTCAAAGTAATCTCCTAGATTACGATTTGCTAAACAATTAAGTGCCACGCCGCCCATGTATACTAAATTTGTAGACCAATTGAAATCTTTGGCCCTACGCATAACATTGTATATCAAGTTTTCTGCAAGTGATTGGGCAGAAGCTGCTAAATCGAATTCGGATACTCCATCTAAACTATTGTCAAGTACTCCCATGTGTAAATTCTGTTTAAATGTTACGTCCCATTCATTGTTGATAAACTCAGATTTTAATTGATTGGCATAGTACGATTTACCGTATGCTGCCATGCCCATGGTAATATATTCTTCATCCATTGGGTGCAACCCCACTGCTTTGGTCATTGCACTATAAAACAAACCTATACTATGTGGATATTTTTGCCCCCATAGTTTTTTGTATTTTGCATGTCCATTGACATATTCTGCACCCCAAATACTTATGGTATCTAACTCGCCAATGGCATCAATTACAACCACTGTTGCCCGGGTGTAGGGACTGGTTTGAAATCCGGCTGCGGTATGACTAAGATGGTGGGACATATATTTTCGAGGGCATCGTAGTAATGGCTCGAGATAAACAGGATCAGATATATGTTCACGCAGATACTGACCCAAAGTAAAATTATTAAAATTAAACGCGGCACGATATTGTCCAGAATAGAGTTGTTGTAATTTTTTAAATACCGGGCGTTCGTAATACGCAATTTGCGTAGGATTGCCATAACTTAGTGCATCTGCAATAAGTTCACTATTTAAATGTTGATCACTCTTGTATTTACTATAACGCTCAGAATGTCCAGCAAAAAGGATTTCTCCTTCTTTGAGAACAGTCACCGATGCATCATGAAATCCAGCCGATATGCCTAATATAGTCATTTATTTTTTCTGCTACTATTCTATGTCCTGCATCGAGAAAGTGTCCACGGGCGCCCACCGGGCACCCATAAGTCCATTCAGACATACTACTTTTGTTGAACCCCATAAAAGATTCTTTATCTATTAGATTATAATACTTTTCTTTGTCATCAAAGTCTGTGTGCCTATAGTGTTCATTTTGAACAGTATTAAGCATAAGACATTTTTTGTCAATTGATTTAAAATATCCTTGTAACAATAGAACATTTTGAATCCATTTTTTGTGTATAGCTGCATCATCGTGATGTCTTGAGATATAGTCTACTAGATCGTTGCGCCACGTGGCATCGTCTCGCTTAAAAAGATTTCCTGAATATCCGGGCCATACATCGTAATAACCATTTTCATCAGCAAACTCCATGCGTCCCGGACTAGGCCAACCAATGATAACTAAATCTACATCCAGTTCGTTATTGAGTGTGTCCAACGTTAGTCGTATTACTTTGTCCGGGCTTGCCGCAGGCTTGCCAAAATTAACAATTTCTGTATCGGACAGTTTACCAAGTTGATACGGCCAGGCCTGATACAAATCTGTTAATTCTTCCCCGTAGGTAAAACTATCACCCACTGTTAGTATTTTTTTAATCATTTGTAGATAAAAGGATCTCTTTTACGCAATTCTTTTAATTTTTTACGATATCGTATTTCTAATCTAATTCTATTATAGAGACTTTTTAACCAATTCATTGAACTTCTCCTGCATTAATTTTGCGGCATCGTTGTGTGCCTGCTCTAGTGGGTGTGTGGCACCAACTGGGTATTTATTTTCAATTGCCCACTGATAAAAACCTCTTGGTTCGCAAGTTTCGTGCGGGTCTGTTCCTGGCGGAAACCAATACCAGGAATCACTGTGTTTGTTAACTTGACTCAGCAACGCTGTGATTGTATCGTCGGGATTATTTACAGTCCAATTATACATGATGCTATTGTCAGCACAAGTAAACATATAGGGTATATTATTTAATCTAAAATAATTTTGCAAATAAACAATTTCCTTCAGTGTGTTATAAACTTCCCAATACTCACTGCTGCCCACATGTTTGTAAAATGTTTTAGCAAAGTCCTGCACACCAGACTGTTTAGCTCTGCGAATGGACTTTATTTGTATGTCAAAAATTGTTTGATCAAACGTTGAGAACTGGTCCTTGATTGCATCTTGATCATCTTCGGTAATCCAACTGGTGATATTATACCACGGGCTGTGTCTTTCACCAGTTTCGTAATTAAATCTGAATTCATACCTACCCGGAAATGTCCAGTTCACAATAACAAATAAGTCATTGGACTTTAACCCTTCGCATTTTGTCATGGTTGATCTAGCGATACTACTATTACTGTACCCTCCCCATGCTACACATTGATAATCATAATTATGATGTTTTGCTAATAATGATGTAAAAGTGTTTTCACTGTGTGTGTAAAAATTGCAGTCTTTTAATTCACTGCCATAAACAAAACTATCACCCCCTGCTACTACTGTAATCATAACCTCTTTTTAACCTCGCTAGTTGTTGTTGTGGGTAAAACTTATCTGCCCAGGTATAATCAAATGTTAGACCTTCCCCACCGGCTTCAATTCTATAAATGTCCATATGCGTAGATAGCATATCCCATGTCTCTTCTGGTGTACCTAGATTTTCTACATAACCAACTTGATGGTGACCGTAATTATATTGTGGATCGTTGTGATCAAACCCATTGCGCCATAACCACTCTGCAAATTTGTCCATTCTTTCTTTGTACCACGGATAATTTCCATAATACTCAATGCTTCTACCCCACTCAACGTCAAATTCACCGCTATAATATCTTAGATGTGTTATAGCGTCACAGGTCGCTTGATCTATTTCTACTCCGTTTTCGTCATTGAATACTTCAAATAGTGTTTTACCTATTTGTGTCCAATGTAGGTATACATGTCCAAATTTTCTATCATATCTTGATTTATCAAACGTCCGTTTACACTCATCAGGGAAACGATGCCGTGCAGTTGTTAAAAATGTAGTTATTTGACTTGGACGTATCCAAAATGGATCTTGTACTTTTTTACGCTGACTAAGCATGAGACTTTCAGCTTCGTGACATAAAATATTTAATTGTCTAATTGCAAATTTAGTATTATGGTCTGCACGTTTGTAATAATCGCTGAGATTGTCCACTGTACCTTGTAGAATCTCAAAATGATTATGCATTCGATTCATTACATCTTGATTCGGGTCTAAGCCGCTACGCAATGTTTCAGGAGACCATACATCAGTAATAGCATAGTCGGAAGGTTCAAAAAAACTATTAATTTGATCTTTGGCTCTGGTTAGTTCTTGACATATATAATCTAGATTTCGCGGACTATCAGGAAAGCCCAAGAAACAAAAATTCTTTTCTAAATGTCGGTGCTCACTAAGAGTTGCTGTTAAAGCACCAAACCATTTATGTGCAATCGTGGTGTCATTAACTACAATATTGTAATCAACTTGATCGTTTTTATTTAACGGATCTCGTAATATTACTTTAACTCGGGATTGAGTTCCACCACTCATATACAGCAGGTCTTTCTTTTAATATGTCATTCATAGTATACACGTCTTTACGAATTCTTTCAAGTTCTAATATACGTTTCTTGCCTTTGATTAGTCCGTTTTTGTATTCATCGGGCCATTGTTCAGCAAATGTAGGTCTAGTTTTCAGCTGGACAAGTATATCGCATAGAGCTCCTTTATCAATGGAGTGCAAGATTTCGTCTACCCACTCATCCAAGAGATGTCTGGGTAGTGCTAGCGGCGACATAACTATATCCGGGCTGAAACTAAAAATTACTTTGGCAAGAACATCTACCCCAAATTCTTCGGCGAGTTGTTTGATATGTGTAACTTCAAACATTCCGGGCAAAGTGAGTGTGAAGTCGATTCTAACCTGTCTGCGGTGAGTTGCAATTTCAACTCCCTGACGGAAGTTTTCACGCCATGCATCATAATCAAGGCCCGATCTAATGTATTCACCGATCTTTCCAGTTCCGTCGATGCTTGCACAGATCTGCCAATCGCGTAACCTAGGTAAAATATCGTGATACAAATTAATGCCCTTAAAATTAATACGGCTAAGGTTTGTGTTGTAACGAGCGTAAACATTTGGTCCATCTCCTAATTCAATGATGCGTTTCATATAACGCCAATGTTGTTCGTACATTAGTGGCTCTCCGCCGACCCAATATACTTCTTCTATCCGGTGTTCCTCAACAGCCCTCGAGAATTCGTTTTCGATTTGATTTTCTTGGAATTGCTCAATTTGTTTTTTGACTTCGGGCACCATCCATGTATTTTTTGGATTTGTCCAATCAATCATACTATGTTGACGTTGCTCAGTTTCCCAAGCACTAGATAACATGTCTCCGCACATGCGGCATTTGAAATTACAGAGATTGCTGAACCGATAGTCCCAACTTACAGGTTGCATAGTAGTTAAACCTGTGTCATCTGTGGAAGCAATGGCTTCATTGTATTTATGCCCAAACAACTGATTAAAATAGCTACGATAAACACTAGTGTTCAATAGTCGATCGTTGCACACCTCGCATTCAGGTAGTGTTTCCCCGGACATCATGCGTCGACGTACGGATCGCATATGATCACTGTTCCAATGTTCATCTAATGTGATAGGTATATACTTGCCTGTGCCTGCACTGGTGTCAATATACTGCTGAAAGTTTTGTGCAGGCTCTCTGCTGGCGCAACACATACGGCGCTCAGTTTGTGGGCTTAGGTAGGTGTGTGTCCACGGCGCCATGCATAGTGTGTCAGGTTTCATTATAGCCCATTGCTTCTGCTATTTCTGCATGTGTATCTGCAAAGTTTTGTTTTCTATGAGTGTCGCCTAGTTTCATATGGCGCTTAAATTCATAGCCATTACTGCCTGTGCCATTTTCAATAAAGTTAATAACATTATTAATTTCTTCTTGATATTTGTTTGAAGTCCAGAAGGTAGTTTTTAATTTGTTTACAACCAATTCTTTAGCTCGAGGTGTTAGATATTGTATACTCATATGCTCGGGGCTGTGCAACATATTAAAATGTACACTATCAAATGCTTTGGTATCTGCCCATGCTAATAATTCATCTAGGTAATATACATTTTGTATGTTTATAGTAAAGCACAGTTGCGTTGTGATAGGAGAATCTACATGTCTTGAAAAATGTACATCATTGATAATGTTATTTGCTTGTACCCAATTGGCACCATAGCGTTCATATTCGAATCGTTGTTCTATGTTATCAATGCTAAAAGCAATGTCCACGCGACCAAAATTTGACCACAATGCAGATCTACCTTTACTAAACGGATCCACAGTGGCGTTAGTATTATAGTGGATATCAATATGTTTACTGTTGTCAGTTTTAACTGCATATTTTAACAAGTCCCAGTGTTCTTCAATTAACCAAGGCTCCCCGCCAGTGAATTCGAAGTACTTGATGTTGGGCAATAGGTTGCGTAGGTTTTCCCAAAAGTCGTTGCTTTCTCGGGGCCAACGTCCCTGCTTTAACCAAGTGTAAGCAATATGACTTTTCTTTTCAATATGCGGGGGTAGGTAACTCATTTCTTCTTCGGCCCATTTACTACTAGACCAAGAGCCACATATACGGCATTTTAAATTACAAATATTACCCAACTTTAAATCAACAAACCAAAGCTGATCTGGATTATCGTTGGCCCAATCTACTTTGCCGAGCATTTCTTTTAGTCTAACCTGGCTGTGCATGCGTTTACTTGTACGACCAGCATCTTCTTCATCCCAACAACGTCTGCAAGTATCGGGCTTTGCTCCTGCACGAAACTGTCTACGTAGGTCTTGCATATACTCACTGTGATATGCTTGTTCTATTGTAGCCTCCCGTAGATTAAATTTATCACCGTTGGCATCAGTGACCTCGTCATGTGCAAGGCAGCAAGGACGTACTGTGCCCATTGGGCTAGTTTCTATGCTAACCCAAGGCAACATACATATAGACTCAGGAAGGGTCATATTGTTTAATATCCGCTAGTTCGGGAAATATTGCAAAGAAGTTTTCATTGCGTACATTGTCGATCAAGTTATTGTTTCTAAAGAATTCAGGTAATTGATGTGTGCTATCCTGTTGCATCATAAAGTTAATAACACCTTCGTATCCACTAACTGCACGACTTAGATTATCCAGTGGACGTAACCATTCCAAGTGCTTTTCAATCTTAGCTCTAGCCTGCTCTTTGAGATTTTGGGGCAATACGTCAACACGGTAACGATGTGGATGTTGCAGGATATTGATATTCCAGTCCATTGGACGCAATAATCCCAGATCAACCCATTCTCTGTGGAAGTCTGTAATATGCATTACATTCATCATGCTGATTGTGCTACTAACATAAAAATCTACATTAGGACATACTTCTAGCATGCGCCGACGATTATCCACAGTTTGTTGCCAATCCTGTCCTTTACGGATATATTCTCCACGCTTGTGGCTGCCATCCAGACTAGCACCTACGCTAACGCAATCAAACAGTTTCCACATTTCGAATACGTCGCGTCCTTTAAACTTCATCTCTGAGAAGTTAGTGTTATAGATTAGTCGTACATGGAACATCTTGCGCTTAACTAGTTCGTCGAGTACTTTCCAATGTTCTTCCATAATCAATGGCTCGCCGCCGGCCCAGTAGATTTGTTCTAGATGTGGAATGTGCTCTTGCATCTGCTCCCACATGTCACCTTTGTCTTTACCAGCATACATCACCTGTGGATGCTGTGGATTCCACCCTGCGGCTTTTTCATCCTTGTACCAATTACTAGAGAACAGACTGCCGCAGGTGCGGCAACTAAAGTTACATAAGTTGCTAAATCGAATATCGTAATATCTTAATTTAAAATCTTCGTAGGTGCCATCTTCTTTGGTTGCATCTACTAAACCAACGTGATGTCCAAAGTTTTTGTTAGCACTTTCTCTCATGCTAAACAATTTACTTTGCTCTTGCTCGTAACATTTAGTACACTCTTTACAAGGCTGATTGTCTAGCATATTTTTACGCATCAGCTTCATTGGCTCATCATTCCAAATGTCGCGCATAGTCTGCGTTTTTAAATTTCCAACAGGATGTTGAGGTTCACTTAAACAACAAGGATATGCTCGCCCGTCAGGAAAGGCATGCATATGAATCCACGGAATCATACAGAACTCGTTGCTCTTAATCAATCGATCAAGTTGGTCTGGTCGTAGTTCTTCTTCTTTAATGTATACAGGTTTACGAGCACCGTAGTTATATTCTTTGTAGTAATCGTTTAAGTTATCGGCCATTATATTGAATTATACCATTCTGCTAGTGCAGGGAATGTCTCGGCAAAGTTTTTACTTCTGCGTTGATCATATTGTGCAAAAAAGTTTTTAAAGTCACGTTGTAGTACACTTTTTGACATTGCTTCTTTGTGTGCTTCGCTTACTTCACTGATATAGTTCAGCAATCGTGTTAATTGATTCCATTCGAACTCGTGCATTTCTGTGCCGTGTCTATAACTGTCAGCAAAGGCATGCAGTCGGTTATAATAAGCAAGTCGAATGTCTTCGGGTAAGATTGTTAGTGATTGAAAACTTGGGAAGCGTAATATATTTAGTGAAAAGTTGATTGCGTCTTTTCCGTATTCGCGTTTCCAATTCATTACCATTTCAAGAAAGCTATCCAAGCTATCAAGACATAGTGCGTTAATAGTACACATTACATGTAGCCCACGGAACTTACCTGAGTCAAGTAAACGTTCTACATTATTTGCCCAGTCATCAAATACCAGGCCGTCGCGAATGTATTCTGCCTGTAAGCTCATAGATTCATTACTTGTGTAGAGATCTACCTCTACACCATCAATTGCTGCAAGTAACCGATCAATGTCTACGTCTGTACCTAGATTGCTGTTAATAGCAAGACGTGTAGTACTCTTGCCTTTGTTAGTTTTAAACCATTCAATTAGTTTCCACGTCTCGCCAGACATCAATGGCTCACCGCCAGTTATTCTAAGTTCTTTGAGTGTTCGGTGTAGGTCTTTTTCCCACCAGGCAAAAAAAGCATCAACATAAGGATTTTGTTCTCCAAATTTGTAAAGCTGTGAGGATGCATGATCATGAGTAAAATGATTCCTGCCGTCACTAACCAATCCCTGGTAGGCGCCGTTGTTTCGTATATCTTTAACCCATGTGCTACTAAAAGCAGGATTGCAGTAGCTACAAGCAAACTGGCAAGTGCGGTCAAATGCGATCTCTAATGTTTGTAAATCGATGTCTTTGCTTGCAGGAGTACGATACGCATAGGCTAAATCCTCATCGTTATAAATTACTGTTTTATACACGCGGTCGCTGACAGCATCAGTGCCCATGTCCTCAATCTTCCAGCAGTATTCACAACCCGACGGACGTTCTCCTTTTTGCATCTGCTCACGTTCCATTTTCTTTTTGGTAGTGTTATGCAATGCCTTGGGATTTTTTTTCAGTTCATCAACATCAATTGCATGAGGTAAGGGGTGATGACAGCTAGTTGTTTGTCCGCTACCCAGCCAAATGGTGGCATTGTACCATTTTGCTCCACAGAAACTTTTTGACTTAATGTCAATCACTCTGCGTTTGTATTCTAAATCTGTTTCGTTATTAATTCGCGGCATATTTCTAATTCCGGTATGTAATCATGTAGTTTAATATTTCTACTCTTGTCAAGACTATCATTGTACTTGAAAAATTTCCATAATGCAACCTTATTGAGTTTACTATTTTGCATTTCGGAGATATAATAATCAATCTTAGATCTAAACGATATATTACCGTTGTACGATCTAGATTCTTTAATTTTTACTAGGTCTGTAATTGCTAATTCTTTATTAGGAAAAGTTGTACACTCATTTGATGCGGGGTACGTTACACGATTTAATAATATGTCCGGTAACGAAAATTCTTTTTCCAGTGCAAACACTAATTGACTTAAATTACTGATATTCCAGATGCTAACAGTTACATTAAATGATATCTGCTCGGTGATTTCATACAACCCGTGTACATTTTTAATGATAGTATCCCAGTCACTGGGCCACCGAATATAACGATTAATTTGATCGTATCCATCTAGACTTACTGTAATGTGTAGAGACTTAAAGTTCTTTAATAAATCTCTGTATTCCTTATTAAGATTTGTAGCGTTAGTATTCATACGAAGTTCAAAATCTGTTTTGCCAGACTCAACTGCACGTTTTAAAAATTGTTTAAATGTAGGCATAATGCTAGGTTCTCCCCCAGCAACATAAACACGCTTAACTGTGTCCAAGTCAATGACATCATTGAACCCAAAACTTTTTGCAGAAGAGCTGATCGGCCATCCAATCTCTATAAATTCTTTTTCTAATTGACTACTTGACTGCGGCCCGCACATACGGCATCCTAGATTACATAAGTTGTCATTCCTTACATCATAATAAATTAAATCTGTAGAGACTTGTTTGATGTCATTGATGCCAAGTGTATTGGACCATTCTTTATTTTCCCGTGTGCGTAAGCTGTCGGTTCCGCCATCATCAAACTCATAACATGTTTTACAATGCGGTACACGTTTGCCATCTAGCATATCTTGCCTAACTTGCTGCAAAGCAGGATTTGTTTTAAAATCAAATTCTGTAGAGTATTTGTCCACTGTGTGTTGAGATGCAACGCAACATAGTTTAACATCATTACGTTCATCGACGTGTAGATGTATGAATGGCAATATACAAAATGCTTTATTGTTGTTTAATCCAGACATATAGGTATTTTAATATTTTTACGTGTAGCAAACTGCTCAAAGAAATATTTCAATTCTTTATGCATAGTGGGACTAAATTTATAATTCTCTAATGCAGATTCTACAACCTCTACCCGTTCAGTATTTGGCATTAATTTAATTGTCTCTAGTGCATCTGCAATATCTGCTCTATACTGATCAGGAAGTGTATAAAAACTTTGTATGTTTGGTGTCCTACAATAATTTAGAGTCCAAATTAATGCTGGGCGCATCGCCTGCCATTGTTTAACTAATTCTGTCAACTCCCTGATACCTCTAATAGTTAAACTAGAAAATGTACTGGCAATAGTTACAGTAACATGGTCGGGTGCTGTTGTTAATACATAATGCAGATTAGACATTAGTAAATCATAGTCGGTACCATAACGTGCAAACTCTGATATGTCTTTTGGTGCATCTAAACTTACTTGAAATCTGATGCTCTTAAAATTAGTAGCAAATAAACGATCAAGTGTTTCTTGCTTGCAAGATAAATTAGTTGTAATGTGTAATCTATTTGTGTTAACGTTTTCCAATAATGGCCATAAATTTTTATTATACAATGGTTCTCCACCTATAATACGTACTTCCTCAACAAAACCAATTTGTTTTAAAACTGCTAGATTAGCATCGCTCAGCGATTCATCTGATTTGTCTATCACTCCATAGTTAAATCTATCAGTGAAAATTTTATAAGATTGTCGTCTTACATCAGCTTCCCATTGGCTGCTGTATTTTGGATTGCAATACACGCATTGAAAATTACATTCATTACCTAAGTTGAGTTCTAACAGTTTAACTGGTGCGGTGTTGTTTATATAAGGTTCTAGATTGCCATCAAACGTTGCTGTATATTCATTACGCCTACTGGGCTTACCGCCAGCTTCTGCTGACCAACAATAGTTGCAACTCTCATCCTTGACGCCGTTTAGTAAATTTGTTTTTTGTGTATTCAATACTTCGTTAAAGTCACGCACAAACTTCATTGGTTTAGCGGCACAACAGCCGTAGACATAGTTGTAGTTTAAATTAAAGCAAAGTTCTTCCCATTTTCCGGAGCAAAATGTGTCAGGAATTAGTTGCATAATATTTTCCCTCGTTCCAAAATTCTTTCATCTCCGGAAAAGTTGTTATAAAATCTGTTTTACGACGATTATCATGTTCTCTAAAGAATTTATAAAAGTCTGCACGTTGTTGTTTAATGTATGCAGAATCTAAATTAGCACCCTCTTTCATCCAGGTTACATCTCTACGCATACGCTGTACTTCATAGTCTTTGAATCCACGGAATGGTTTATCTGCGGTTTCTAAATTAACTTCCATCCAATCTGCAACACGTTCCAACACGCCAGCATACACAGGAGGTAAGATTTGTAAACTCTGCCAGGTAGGTGTACGTAACAACGGAGTATCAAACCATACACGTTGGTATGTTTTGCTATATAGTTTGCGTAGTTCTAATATCCATTCTAGTTGACGTTGGATACCAAGTACGCTTAAATTATTCATTGTAATAATAAACGTTAGACTATTTCTATTCGGTACTTGATATAGATACCTGTGTACATTTTCAAACAGCTTATTGTATATTAGTCCGTGCCTAATGTATTCTGCGTGGGCATGGTTGCCGCTGTCAAGGCTAACGTATTGCATGAAATGTTCTATTTGTGTGTTGCACAGTTGTTTGACATAGTTAATATATTTGTTAAACAGCGAATCATCTACAGAGAAGTTACTGGTCACATTTAAATGTAATTCAGGGTTGGGCAATGCTAACACATAGTCAAATACCTTGTAGGTATTTTTGTCCATTAACGGTTCTCCGCCGGTCATACGAAAGTGTTTTAACTTAGGATATAAAGTTGGCCACCACTCCCAGAATGCATCCACATAGGGATTGTCTTCCCTTGCAGGGATAGGTCGTCGATTACCGGTGAAATGCACAGGATCATTGTGAGGAGTGCTAGTAGGGTACGCACCAAACTTATCAACTTCAGCTTGCCAACTTGAACTAAATTGTGGTGAACAATAGCTACATTTAAGATTGCAAGCATGGTTGAAATTAACTTCAACGTAACTAGGCACAACATCATCTTCTGTTCCTGTGCTATTTTTAATTGCTTTGTAGTCCACAGCAGCCCAAGGTTCGCCACTGCGGTAATGTCGGTCGCTTAATTGCCCGTGTGCTTCTACATTCCAACAGTAACTACACTCTTCAGGCTTTTCATTCTTTAACATAATCACACGCTGTGATTTTTTGTGATCAGTGTTGTGTAATGCACCGGGATTGTCTTTTAATTTTGTAGCATCAATGGGATGCAACGGTGGATGGTAACAACTGTTGTTTAGTCCCGTGGGTAAGTGTAGGCTTACTTGTTTCCATTTGGCCAGGCAGAGTGCAGGACCAAGATTGTCCTTCATAAATTCTGCACTAGCCATAAAGTCTGATTTACTCACGAATCATTGGACCTTTATTATTAAATTGTGATTTGTAATGATGTTTAAAGAATCTACTATCTTCTGCACTCATTGTAGTAATAGGCAATCCTAATTTGGTTTTCAATGGTGCGGCTAATTGTTCAATGCTTTTTGCAGGATCGTTGTATTGTAATCCATCGTCCCAGATCATTTTAAGGCAATTAAAATCTTGTACTTGTTTATAGTCCCAATTGTCAATCATTAACATATAGGTACCTAGCCTGGCTCCATACATTGCCCATAGTCCATTTTCAACGTCGGCGCCTACGCTTTGCCATACGCACAAGTGATCATAGTTGCGATTATGTACACGACGTTCAAATTCTTCTATGGTAGGTTTTGCTCCACGGTCTAGACACATCTTAACACCCTCACGGAAACCAGCTCGCCAGGCCTGAAAGGGAGTTGCATTAGGATATGTAGTACTGTAACAATCATTCATTGCCCAATAATTGGGATGAAAACAAAACTCTACATCATTTTCTGCTGTGCCGTCACTGGCTTCATGTGTACGCATGTTGTAGACAAACTCTTTGGTCCAGCAACTCATTCCCCCGTTTCCGTAAAGAAGGCCATTAACAGCGTTACGAGCCTTCCAACGAAACACACAATCATTACTGCGACTATCCAACTGTAATTGGAGATTGAAGAAATCTGGTTCAGGAATATTATCCCCATCAATAAGGATAAAACGATGGCTATCGCTAGCATGGGCTGCTGCCTTGTGTGCCGCATCACTGCCTGTGACGCCATCAACACGTTTTGCCCAAGGTACCATATTTTGGATTTTAATCCAGTTAATTTCTTTATTAGGTTCATCATAGGTTAAGAATATACAATCCAGGTCTGCTACGTCAATTACTTCTGTACTCATAGTGTTCAATGTTGTTATGTGATTCGTTGTTTTCAATTATTAATCCGGCATGCCCGTGTACTACAGCGATCCCTGTAGCAGCCGGTTTCAACTTACTAGAATACTTTGCATCAGTTTTTATTTTTACAAGGGCTCCATCAACAATAGTATAACGAAAATAGTTTTCGTATGTCTGTTGATCTACTACAATGTATTGTGCGGATTCTGGGTGATTGGACATTGAGCACATAGTAATGTTGCCAATGTCGTTGTAGTGTAATCTATATTCAAATACTGTTTCAACAACAGGTTTGATTAGCGATTCAACTTCACGCCAAAAGTTGAGTTCTTCTTGATTCATAGTATTTAATTAATTCTTCCGTGGCATAGTTTTTATCAAAGTAATGTACAGGATGGTATTGATTAAGGTTGTTAATACGCATAACATCTCCGTCACGCTCACCCATTACAGTATCAATCCAACTACGGTTGTCGCTCCATCCGTTAAACTCAGACTTCATGTGTACAAAATTTATAAAGTCCATGCTAGGCATGGTAACTGTTTCTTCGCCGAGTATTTGTGCGGCAATAGCATACACAACATCTGTGGTGGGCACAATTTCATCATACTTCCTAAGCTCAATTGAAATTTCGGCCCAGGCGTAAAATATATTAGCCGCAATTTGAAAAAAGTCTGCTGCGTCTTGGCTATATCTAAAATACATTAGCCCATTGTAAACATCCGGTAAAGCATTGGCGTCAAATATTTCTCTATATTTTCTAACTGAAGATTTACTACCACTGAAGTCTCTCGCTCCTGTACTTAAACAAACATCTTTTAATCTAAATGCAGTCCACCAATGGTCAATACTGCGGGTGAACAATAAATCACTTTCTAATTTAATTGTTTCTTTAAAAGGCGTTAGTTGAAATACCTGTGGTTCTCTGCTAAACGGAATACCTAGTCCGGTCCCAACATCATAAGCTTCGATTACATAGTCAAATACTGCCCGATGACGATCAGTGACTTTAGTCATAGTGTCCTTATCTACTATAACTGCGTAACTATTCGTCTTTTGTGTTGCTTTCACATTTAGACATTGCAAGTATGCAAGTTCTAAATAATCAACTACATCATTATTGATTGCAAATGTAACAAATCCTTGTTGTTCTTTATGCACAGATAGCCTCCACTACTTGTTCAAAATCTCTGCTTTGTAAATATACCTTGTCCATGACATGTATATTCTGATAGGGTAATACCACTGCGCTGTCACTGTGTTTAATTTGTACAAAATTATCAGTGAGCATGATGCTATCAATCTTTTTATCTATGGTAAACATTGTCCACGGTATTCCTTGGTCTTCGTTGGTGTTATATCCACTGAGAATATTATTAGCAATAGCAAAGGCATAGTCATTACGATAGTTGCCTTCGCGAATGTTATATAGCACTGAGTAATATCCATAGTTGCGTTGTATACGTCCAACTAGATTAAACAATAATCGGCTACGTTCACTTTTTCTAAACAATACAACTGTGGCCCAAATATAAGGAAGGCTATATTCGCCCATCATTTCATAACTGGCGCCCGCAGGAGTTACATTATGATGCATTAACTTATAATCAAATTCTGTGCTAAACAATTTTAGTAAACTGTCGTCTAAGACAAGATAGTCTGTGTCCAACAAAATTGTTTCATCATAGGGACTTAGTTCATAGGCTAGATATCTACCAAAGTTTCTCCAGGCCACTGCTTGATCATTTAAGTTAGTTCTAAAGTTATCACCAGTATTATCAATTCTAATAACTCGATCATATGCAAACTTGGGTGTGCCTGCTAAGTCTGTGACCAATGTAACGGGTAATTTTAAATTATGTGCAATCAATTGACTAGTACAATCGGCAATGCCAACATAGTCTACATCTGTGTTAAATGCAAATACCAGTACACCCTTAGACTTTACGGATTCTTTTGAGTTCTGCATGTTGTTGGTGCCAGGTGTTCATTACCCGTTGGTAATGTTGTTGTGCTGTGACTAAAAATACAGATTTGTCAATTTGAATTGGATTTTGATATGTATCTTCGAGATACAATTCATCAACAGGCCAAGTTTGTACAAATGCTAGTAGTTCTGGGGTGATTTTAAACAGTCCGCCATTGTGTGCAAAGTGTAAATCTGTTTGGATCTTTTCTCGTAGGATCCGTTTGTTAACTTGATAATCGGTTGCCCGACGAATTTCTGTGGTTAGTTGCGCTAGTTCGGTCATAATAGAAAAGGTGTAGACAGCTAGTATACTGTACTACACCTTGCTTGTCAACCTAGTTAGGATTAACCAATAGTAACAGTACCCCAACTGTTGGATAAGTTTGTAGTTTCCGGATAAACAATGTCCAAACGATTATTAACTGTTACGTTAATTGATTGGTTAAAGACTGGTGCTGTTTTTGCAGCCGACGTAATATCACATTGGAAATACAATACCGTCGATGATCCAGGTGCTGCATTAGTTCTAACATAAAGTATTGCAGTATCACTTGTATAACTACCTGTGGTACTAGTAATTGATACTAGCGTTTGGTTAGAAGTTGTGCATTGATAAAAACCAATGCCAGTGTTATTAGTGTTTAATGTTCCGCCTGAGCCTGTACGGCCGCCGCCGGACCCTTGTCTGAATGCAGAAAAGCCAGCTAAGTTTGTTTGAGCCAATGTTACTAGATCTGCTGAACGATTAGTAGCATCGCCGTTACTGGCACTAGAAATAACAAAGTTAATCTGACCACCACAGTTAAAGAAATAACGCATTTGTGCTGCGCTAGCAAATGTAGCAGTTCTTGTGAAACTTAATGTTGATGCTGCCGCCTGGTTAGCCACAGTAAGATTGTTACCATTATTACTGCCAGTGGTAGTAGTACCTTGTGTAGTAAATGCCAATCTATTTGTATATGCTGAATCAATTTGGGTAGATAGTGTGCTTAGATAGTTGATTGTAGAACCAGCGGTGGTTGCTGAAATACCAGATCCTGAACCGCTTTGGTGTGTTCTTGCACTATTTAACGCATTAATTAGCGTGGCCCACTGAGTAGCTGTAACTGTTCCGGCACTACTAACAGTACTTAATGCAGTTTGTCCGTATCCGGCGTTGCCAGTACCCGCACCCCAAACTGTGTTAAATTGGTTTGAGCCATTTAAAAAATTGTTATAGTCAACTGCATCAATCAGTCCACCTTGTGAATAAGCCATATCCTCGTCCTTAAATTTAATACGTAATATTTTTATTTATTACGCTAGAAAGCTATTATATACTATACTTATGACAAAGTAAAGCAATTAGCTAAGTTTTGCTTTTAATTCGTTTACTTCAGTGCGTAGTTCTTTAATAGCTTCTATTAATAATGGTGCTAGTCGTTCGTACCGAATAGTCATGTACTGCTCATCAATTGGGGCGGGCGCAATTACCTCTGGTAATACTGCATTTGCCTCTTGTGCAGACATACCAACATCGCGTTTTGCTTCGTAGCCCAAGGCCTGTGCTGTGGCATTGGCTTCGTAGTAGAATCCTGATAATTGATCTACTTTGTCTAAAGCGTTTTCAATGTTGCCTAAACGAGTTTTTAATCTATCATCTGAGTAGTTTTGTGTAATTGTCCCAGTGGCACGTACTGTACCCGATGTACCCGGAGCGGCTGTGCCAACACCCAGGGATGTCATTGTAATATTTGATAAGGTTGCAACCAATGGTTGGTTGGTGGTTAATATATTTCCGCTAAAGCCTGTAGTTGCTGTGATACCTGCGGTGTTAATTGTACCCGATGTAATCGATGTTGCTGTTACATTACCATTTAAGTTACCATTGAATGATCCCGATGTTACGGATATTGACGATCCTGTAGTCAAGCTAGTAGCAGAAATGGCACCAACTGCAATACCACCTGATGGATCACGTTGTACTAATGTACCGGGTGTATTTAATACGTCTTGATTGCTTAACTGCCAGGCAGGAGCTGCTAATGTACTAAATGTAATACCGGCTTTAACCAATGGGAATCCTGACAACGTACTAGCAAAAGTGTCTTTGGAAAATACTGCATATACAATTCCGTTAATAAACAGTTGTATAACAACAAAATTTGATCCGCCAGTTGATGACATAATAGCAGGGAATGTACCGGTGTTGCCAGTGGCTGGAGTCACTGTTGGGCCAATTGTTACCCATGTAGTACCGGACCAAACTTTTAATTGGCTGTTTGTAGAGTCAAACCACAAGTCTCCGCCTAGTGTGCTCAAATCATTGGGAGGTACTCCAGCTGGTGAACTCGTGGCACCAGTTGAAATTTTCCAACTTGTACCGGAATACACACGTAAAACGTTGTTGTTAGTATCCCACCATAGTTGCCCAGTTAACGGATTAGCAGGACTTGCGCCATAGGCAAAGTTTTCTAATAACTGTACAAAATTTTCGTTTAGGAATCTACCATACCCAGCATAATCTCTACCAATTAATCTAAGACTGGTATGTACTTTGTCGTCGATTGTACCGTCCGACAACCCACCTGGTACAACTGTTTGTCCGCTTGTTCTATTGATAGTATATGCCATTTATTAATTCCGTTTATCTTATTATTTATCGCAGTTCCTGCGGGGGCAGCATTTCGCCATTGGGTAAGATTAGTCCCGGGGATATTGCAGGTTGTGTAGGACGACTTTTTGCAGAAAGCGTATAATCGTATTTTAAATCAGCTAACTGTTTTGCTGTTCTAGCTGAGTTAACATCAGCAATGGCTTTTTCATATTGATATTTTTGTTCTTCTGTGGCAGTACGTTTAATATCAACCAGCCATTTTTCATGTATAAATTGTTTTAATTTAGCTTTAATTGGAGTTAGGTCTACAGGAATTAGCTCGCCGTTGATGTATTTCCATCCAGGCTCTGGCACAGGGCGAAAGTCGCCGATATTAATCCAATAGCCTAAGATTGGGTTGATATCTTCTGAGGGTGCTGATGCTACCCGATAAACTGTGTTGTCTGATTCTATAACAAATATAAACATTATTCTTCCTGTTTAACCAAGTGGCCAACCCCATTGTTCAACGTTTGCAGTATACAATCCATTGTAGTCAATTCCGTAATCGGTGTAGCTGGTAAGATTTATACACTGGCCGTAATACCCCACAGTTTGCCCGGGGTATACTGTATCTGTAATTGACAAAGTTATATAGAGACGTTGAGTATATCCGTTTTGTGCTAGAGTGGGCCCTGGATTCCAGTATGATTGATATGCTGACCCAGCTGTGGGATCTAGTGATGTTCCCACTTGAGTGTCTGACCAATTGGAGCCGCGCCCCGAAATACCAATGGTTGCAGCAGTGGCTGCACTACCGCCAAGTGGTGTTGTTCCGGCTGTGGCATTTTTCATTATTCCAAATTTGGTAGGAGCCCCTTCACCAATAAAAAACACAAATGTAATTCTTAGATATTGTGGCACTGATGCTACGCTGGTAAACACCGCAGATCCAGTGCCTTGTCCTCCTTGGGCCATTGGAAATGTGCTTCCTGGATATACATTAGCTGGAACTTGTGTAGCATCAGCGGCATCGCTGGTCATTGCCCAAACATTCTGAGAGGTGTACGCACTATTATATGCTTGTAAAGGAATGCCTCTTCTATTAAAATATTCAACCGTGGGGGCGCTTTCGTAAACTGGAGTATATTTTTCATATCTATAGTAAAATGGCAAAGGATTTTGTATTACTCCCGGAATAGGGGAATTTTCTTTGCCGCGCAAATTTGATATTGCAATTTGACTCAATTGAGTATTAATTGCTTTCCCGCCAATGGTAGTTCCATCCGACGAAGCTAGGTTTCTAACATACCAACTATCTAAGTTGATGTATCGGGAGGGATTAGATCCCGGCGGATTAGGCTGAAAGCTACCGTGAAACAACTCTGTTTCAATTTGAGACATTGCAAGTTGACCGCTTGATGGTAATGCCATATTAGTTTAACCTTGCTTCCAATGCCGCAATTTTTGCGTTGAGTTCTTTGATAGACTCAATCAATAATGGAACTAATTTTTCATACTTGACAGTTAAGTAGTTTTCACCACTCTTACTATTACCATCTTCATCAGAGTCAAATGGTGCGGGCTCAACTGCTTCAGGCATCACAGCTAGAATCTGATCAGCCAATACACCAACTTGTTGTTTTGTTGTATCAAATCCATGACTACCAGCAACATCATTACCGCGATACTGTACACCGGACAAGGTCAGGACCTTGCTTAACGCATTTTCAATTGGTATTATGTCTGTTTTTAGTCTACGGTCAGAATAAAATGCAACCACATCTCCAGCAAAGCGTCCATACCCTGAGCCGCTCAAGTTACCACATGTAACTGCACCAAATGTACATGCGCTACTTGTGTTAACTGCTCCAGTTAGTGTGCTAGATGCAGTAAATCCACTGCTGGTAATATAACTACTGTAGTTTGTTGAAGTTAGTACTGTTGCGCCACCTGAGTTATATGGAGTGAACCCCAATGCTGTTGTAATCTGCGACGACGTTGGTGCAGGTATTGTTCCACCTAAGGTAATTGTACCTGAACCCGATGTCCATGCACCCGACAATGTTAATCCACTAACTGAACTAGTTGATGCAACTCCGGTGATTGTACCGCCGGCATTTATTCCAGTAACTGCACTAGCAGGAATTCCTGTAAAGTTTGCGCCATTGAACGTTGGTGCTGCACCCGAACTAATGTCTTGGTTAATTGTTCTATTGCCGCCGGACACAGTTAATGTGTTTGATCCATTGTTAACACCAGTGCCACCATAGGTTGGGCTAATGACTGTGGCGTTCCAAGTACCGCCAGATAGCGTACCCACTGAGGTAATATTTGTTTGACTAGCAGTACTAATTGTACCAGTAAGTTGTGCGCCACTGTTACCAATTGTTGCGGCTTGTACTGTACTTGCAGTTAGTCCAGCATTAAAAGTTGCAGTCTGAATAAATCTACTGCCGTTGTTTACAGTTAGAGTAGTAAATGTTGCTGCAGCCGGAGAACTAGCACCAATTACAGTGGTGTTCAATCCCGAGCTTGCTGATAGTGTAGTAAATGCGCCCGATGCTGGGCTTGTATTACCAATTGGCGTGTTATTAATAGATGTAAAACTTGCTGTTCCGCCGACTGTGGCAATTTCAACACCGTTATATCTTGCTAGGCCGTATAAGTTAATTGGAGTAGTGTACTGCCCTGAGGTTCCAACTGTTAATGCTGTCAGGGTACCCAAACTAGTTACATTAGGTTGTCCTGCTGTAGTCAATGTTCCCGAAAGTGCTGTTGTAGCGTTAATATAAGGAGCCGTTATGTTTCCAGATAAAGTTACGTTAGCAGCAGTTACTTGGGTTGCTAAAACGTTTCCTGTTAAATTACCCACAACATTGCCTACTACATTACCGGCTACATTACCTGTGACTGCACCTACTAGGTTACCTGTAAAGATCGTAGTAGTACCGAGATTGTTAACTACCACTGTTCCGTTATTTTGACTAACAACGTTACCTGTTACTGTGGCACGGAATCCTACGTTCTGAATTGTGTTAGCAAATGTAATACCTGGGCTGATAGTCGGAAAATTATCAATCGGAGGACTGGGAGCAAATGTGGCATCTTTGCTAATAATAGCAAAAATTTCATCACCGTACTGTAATCCCACAAGATTATGTACTATTGTGTTTGTTGCGGCATCACCAACCTGGAACGGGACTGTACCCGAATTTCCCTGTTGTTTTGTATATGACGGTCCAACTAGTTTCCAAATTCCGTTGCTGTACAAAAACGATTGCTCAGTTGTAGTGTTAAACCAAATATCACCATTTTTTGCACTAGCAGGTTGTACGCTAGCGGTAGTAACCCCAGACACCGGGATATACCCTTGGCTAGTATAAACATTTAATTGTTGTTGTGCAAGATTAAACCATAATTGCCCTTGCAGTTGTGTACCAGCTGGAGTAGAATTTCCAGCAAAATGCTCGAGCATGTGTACTAGATTTTCATTGAGTTTTTCCCCGTATCCAACATAATTTGGTCCAGGTAATGCTAAAGACGTTGTATTATCAACAAATCCATCGTTGATCAGCGTTAATACATCGCCATTTGTTTTGTTAATTTCATATGCCATATTCTAGTTCTCTTTACTGTACTTATCTAAAAATAACGATCTTACCAATACAGGTAAACTTGTCCGCGATAACCTGACCCTGTTGGCCCATCTGCGCCGGCATTGCCGCCGCCACCGCTACCTACACCGGTAGCGTCTTGACCCGGTAGGCCACCGCCACCGGCACCGCCATTACGACTACTAACTTGAGCTGCAGTGGCTCCGCGGTCAACGTGATATCCACCTGCTCCGCCACCACAGATCACAACAGACCCAAGGATCCTGTCTTTATCTAAATAGTTAACCTGCGACCCGTCGCCGCCGTAGCCGTTAATACCATCGGCGTGACCACCTGCATGAGCACGTGGTAGATTTACAGTATTAAACATTTCTTGGCCAGATGGGCTATTTATTTTAACTCCGACCCCACCCGGGCCTCCGGTATTAGTACAAGCTAAACGTACTATATGCCAGCCTGTGTTTACATAAAATGTTGACGTAATTGATGTTCTATATCCACCGCTGTCAGTTTGATCAAGTGCTAATGCACCACCAATCAAAACTTGTCCATAATTATCAACTGACGCTTCAATTAGGTAATTTCCTGTTTCAGCAAAGTAAACATTAAAACTTTGATCAAATGTCGGAGTGTAAGTACTTGGATTCCAAATTCCGTAGGTATTTAAAAATGGTGACCATCTTCCGTCATTGACTTTAGAAATATCATACGAAATGTCAGGGGCACCATCATAGTTTGATCCCCCACCACCACCACCTAAATCCCAAGATCCATTGGACCATCCACGTCCGCCAGGTGCTGCTCCTGCACCACCTTGCTGTATTCCAGTGCTTGTTGATGCGGCACCGCCGCCACCGCCACCACCGGGAGTTTGGGGAGGGGGTTGGTCAACACCACCGCCACCACCGCCACCCCACCCGTTAACAGTTTGTCCCGACGGCAATACAAATATACTATTTCCGCCATTGGAGCCTGCACGACCACTATTTGCGACAGCTCCCCGACCGCCTTGACCAATGGTTATTCTGCATGTGGTACCCGGTACTACTACTAGGTTTTCTTGTTTAGCAACAGCAAACACCGCAGTAGTATCGTATGTAACGGGATTATTAACACCCAAGGC